AGCAATAGCGGAAATGTTATCGCCCGAGGCGCATGCGTTTTCTATTAAGCTTGTAATTTGCTCAAGAATCTCGTCCGTTTCATTTGTTGCCATTACTGCCATGCCTCGAACTATAACACGAGAAGGCCTGAAAGAAAGATGATTTCCTTTCAGCAAAAAATAGCTACCATGGTGGTGAAGCGGATTCATAGTCCGCTGCACGTTACCCCCCTGCGTAGGGGGGTGAGAGGCTCCGGTGGGAGTTGAACCCACGATGGCGGATTTGCAATCCGCTTCCATTGCAACTAAGGCGATACCATGGAATTTGGCCGCAACTCTGCCAGGGCTACTTTTATCTTTGAAGTAGGGGCCGATTTTCGGGAATCGTTTGAGATTCAAGCGAATGGAATTCCCGTCAACTTGACTGGCTCAACGTTTGTATTTGAGATCCGAAGGATTGCAAACTCAGAAACGCCCGTTGATACTGGCACCATAACCGTAAGCGGCTCAACCGTCACAATCTTCTACTCTGCGGCCGACATTGCCGATCTGGAATCGGGAGTCTCCGAGGCCGAACGAAACTCAATCTACCATGGCCGCCTGCTATGGACTGATGCGGCCGGATTCAAACGTCGGCCTATTACTGCTTTGATTCTCGTAAGTGCTGGGCATGCTTAAATGAGTTTTACACTTGAACCCCAAACCGGCGGCGGCTTCGATCTGAATCAAGTTGGGGGGGCTCAAGGCCCGGCTGGAAACGCGCTCCCCTCCGGATGTCGTTGCAACATCGCTAACGTAACAACCGAGGACACATCATCCGAACCGCGCTTTATTGAGTGCTTTGGTGGCTATATGTGGGGCATTCTGTCGGGCGATATCTACCGATCGAATGACGAAGGCGCTACCTGGGCTTTGTATTGCAACTCTTGGCCCGATACGGGGGACGATGCCTTTATTGTTCGCATCATCCCGACATCCGATGGCGAAGTTGTTGTTCTGTCACAAACTAAGCTCAGGAAATCCATTGGCTGGGCGAATGGCAACGCAGCTACTTGGTCCGCCCCCAAAGTAACCCCCAACACTACTTGCGTTTTCTTGGGCTTTTCGATTGATGGCGATGGGCAAAAGTTCATCATCGCCGAGTATTCAACCACCTGGCCGAATTCTCGTTACGCCCATATTAGCGTTGACTCTGGCAATACATGGATTCAGCGCTACGATACTTTGACGCTTCACGGATCCACGGCAAACACCAATTCGCACTTGCATGGCGCTTGTTATGATTCTATCTCCGATCGATTCTACTTGTCGGAAGGCCATGGAACCGCGGGTGGGGTTTATGTTAGTACCAATAACGGCACCACATGGACACTACTTGACCGCGAAGCCTTTGCGATGGGCGGCGGCGCTTTTAACGGCCCAACCGTTTTGACCGCGACCAATAAAGGAATTGTCCTCGGATCCGACAACGGGGCGAATGGTCTTTATGGGATCAGTCGCCAAAACAACGCGGCTGCGGAAGTTCCATTTCTAACACTTCCGATCCGAACTGGGCGCGATGGGCTTGTTATGTTCGCCCAACGCGGCTGGAAGGATCCTGAAAATGGAGATGTGTACGTCACTTTCCGCTCTGACTTTACCGATGTTCGGCCTTGCATCTGTGTAGGCACTCCAACTACTGGGGCTTTGCTTTTTGAATGGCCTACACTTCCGGTAGTTGCGGGCGATCGCTTTTACTTTGCGGCTCGAATTAGTAAAGAACGCCTGGCCGCCTATGGGGAATTTAACGGCGTGCCGACAACGTTGCTTGCTGATCTTTCGGAGAACACAAACCGAACTCTTGAAAGTGTTGATAGGGGTAACCTACTAACCGGAAGGGCGTCGCCAACGTCTATTGCGGCTGGCCCTCGGTCGGTCGCCAATGGAATAGATTCGCTAGCAATGGGAACTGGCGCAAGCACCGGATCCGCGGCCGATGCAACGGCGCTCGGTCACAACGCCTCTGTTTCCGCCAACGCCGGACTAGCGGCCGGATCGGCCGCAAATGCTGGCGGCTCGGGCGTGGCCATAGGAGCAAATTCGGTATCTGGGGCGGCTGGCGTTGCTGTTGGTGAATCGGCTGTAAACGTCAACTCTTTGGCTACTTCGGTTGGGTATGCTGCTCGCGCTAATATCAACGGCGTTGCAATCGGATACCTTTCGAACGCTGAGGATTTCGGCGATTCAGTTGCGATAGGTGCAAACGCTAGATCGACTTCCTCAAAACAAGTCCACTTCGGCGATCGCCATATAGAAATCACCGAACAAACTGACCCCGCGGCCCCCGCGGCTAATGGCGGTAGACTGTTTCTGCGTGATAACGGATCCGGTAAAACGCAACTCTGCGTAAGGTTTGCTACTGGCGCCATTCAAGTAATCGCAACCGAACCCTAGCTAAACGCTATCGGATGCCTGGCAGACCCAACGCCAAAACGCCGAGGCCTCATCGTAGGCAATCGATGGCTTGCCAAGCTCCGCGTTCACTGCGTTATGAAACTCCCAACCCCACCGAAACCAATCATCAAATCGGGGGGGATTTGCGGCGATTATCTTGGCGGCCTTTTGCCGACAATTGCAAACGCCTGGAATGGTTTCTAGCCACAACGAAAATTGCTCTGGGCTCATTTGCTTTGTGTGAATCTCCTCCCAGTGCGCTCGCTGCAATCTCTTGACGAACTCGGTATCGATAGGCTCCGAAGGATTCTCGGCCGTATCTCTATTGATAAATAGATCGTGGTTTGCAATTCGCTCTAGGGCCTGCTCTCGGGTAAGTTTGATTATGGTCGGAATCATGAAATCGCAACCGATAACAAGAATGGTATGGTTATCGGAACGGCCGGGGCTGTCCCGCAACCGGCGCCCGTAGCAGAATCAAAAACGTTAAGCGTAACATCCCCGGTACCTGCAATGCCCGGAAATGAACCCGTCCTTTCAAGCTCGACTGTCGATGGAAGTGAACCGCAATCGTAACATTCGGATTCGTAGTCGATGGAATACTGGCGCCTTTGCGCTCTCGATCCCGTGCCAGCGTCAATAGGTACTCCGAAAGTGCAAGTTTGGAAAGGCTGGCTACAAGCGCAACCTCCATCCAGATTGCCGGCCGCACATGCAAAGAGCTCGGCGGTAGTAACTGACACGCAAGCACCGTCAATGCAACGCAATCGAATCACATCGTTCAACACCAAACCTTCCACCGCGGGGGCGCAATCTGGTATTGTGAGATTCGTACTCTGAGCGCATAGGCCTGCGGTATTTAGCTGGGGCCAACGACACGGAAGAACAATCGATCCAATTATGTAGTCGTCCACGTCTCCACATCGATAAACAAAATCGCCCACTTCCTCTTGTGTTCCTGCGTCACAATCGCGCTCCCATTTCTTGTATCGATTGCTTATGCGGTCGGTAGCTTGCACAATTCGCGTGACGGAGTAAATCACGTTTGCGAAAAACTTCACCCCGCTGGCACCGCAAGAAATTGCACTGAACGAAGCGTAGGTTTGCACATGATGCCAAACCGCAACGCGGGAACAGTAGGCGGCGCTCCGTCTCCAATGCTGAACCTTTCGGCCGGCATATCCGCCGCAAGAATCGCATAGGCATAAGGCCGACAACACCGGCATTTCCAAATCAATCCAACCGCTATCCTCAATGGTATCGACAACCAATAGCGGGGCATCGTAAACACAATCGGCACCTGACCTAGCGCAGGTTTCTGGCTCCAATATCGCTGGGCTCCAACCCCCGCTAAACGTTTTGCCAAATACACCAAAGCTCCAATCCTCTAGCGCCCAAGCGGCGCCGCATAAACAAGAAGCCCCTCCGCAACATGGTTCCCCCGGCACGTTTTTCATGTCGCATGGCATGCTTCAAGCCTCGCAAAACTCTAGGGTGATAACGTAGCTTCGTTGTAGGTCGTCCCAAGTGCATCCAACCTTGGCACTTGCTGCAACCGTTCCCGTGGGGCTTTCATTTTTCGCCCACACAATAAACGAAGTATCCCCTGTGGCTGTTATCAACCCGAAGAACCCCGGCGCTATGCTGCTCGCCGCATTGGTCCCAATGAAGAACCTCGGAGTCGTCGGAGATATGTCGATGATGCACGGCCGCAAGCCTGTTCCCGCCTGGCGGTATAGGATCCTCGCGGGGCCGCCTTCCTTCACCACTAGGGCCGCCTGGCCCGTTTCGCAATCGCAACCGAGGTTAGGTCGGGCCGTGTTGTCGATCGTCACGTTGGCGAGCGCGACCCCTTTGACGATCACCCATGCGAACTTATTGGCCGCCACCGGCTCGGCGAGTATCCCCCACGGTTTGCGGTTTGCGAGCGCGGCCCCTTGAAGGGCTGTCCGTTCCTCCATTCCTTTTGGGAAGCCCGCGCCCGCAAATGTAAACATCGGCCCGCCTTGAATGCCTATCGGACTCCAACGCGCTAAGGTCGCGTGGGCTTTGACTCTGACCAACGTTTGAGATTCGAAACTAACTTCCATTCCTGGGGCGGTTTTCTGAATTGACTTTCTCAAGGCCAATTGCATCGCCTGGCGTTGGGCCTGAAATTCTTGGGCCGTTGGTATGAACGCATCGCCTTTGAACTTTACGGGCCACATATCAACTTCCGATCCCAAGGGCTGTCAAATCTGCGAGAAGGTACGTTTGCTCCACGTAGGCGGCTTGAGGGTAAGGAATCAATCGATCGGAATCTACTTTGTCCTCATAGTACATCCATAAGTATTCCCAACCTAGTTTCGAATCCACAACAACCGCACCGCCTGCGAGACTCAAGGCCGTTAGATTCTCGGAGCAAGCGAAGTTGAATTGAACGGTCCAATTGTCTCGGCCTTGCTTGCGGCCCCTGGCACCCATGAACAGACATTCACCCGCGGCCGTTCCCTTGAAGGCCCCCGAATTAACACGGCCGGTCATTCGGTAAAGAAAATTCCGATAGGCGTTTGATACGTTGAGAAAGCTCCGCGTTTCGGAAAAGGTCATGACTGGCTGGGTAATCTCAACGCCTTCTACTTTTCCGTCTCTGCAATTGATGAGGCCGCCAAACACCGGCCCCGAACCATAGCGGCGAGTGCCAAAGCTTTGACGCATCAAGGTAGTCCCCCCGGTCGTATCGAATTCAAATCCGGCCGTAACATCGATCAAACCATACTCAACATCGGCATGAAAGATTCCCCCGCGCTGGGGCTCGATGCGAATGATCTTGGGCCGTAGGCCCCCATCGACTTCGGCCGGTGCGTTGTTCTCGATCTTGGAACGTATGTAGTATTCCAAGTATTCATCATCGATGGCGCTCTCGTTGTTGCACCATAGCGCATAGCGGCGGATCTCTCGATCCTGATTGACCCCTGACACGATGGATCGCGAGTCGTTCCGTTCCTCCATTGTGATGTCAAACAAGGAAAGCGCACCGCCCGGCAGCTCGGGGTATGGCGTTCCCTCAACGGGTAGATCCTCTCCTAGTGTTGGCATTACGCTATCCCCAGATTTCTCAACGCGATCTCTCGCAAGGTATCATGAATTTTGCCAAGTTGCTTCACTTGCTCTTGGTCGTATTTGACGGTCGAACCAACCGCCGCACCGAAGCCCGAAAATGTTCCCACGTTTTCCGCTCGGTTTGTTGCTGACTCGCCGAAGCCCTCGAAGCCTGGCATGCCTGGCATTTTGAGCGCAAGCGGCCCGAGGCCTCCCGCGCTTCCATCGTTAGTTTTGCCCTTCGCGGCCTTGGCGGCCGCAAGGGCTTTATTGTATGCCTCCATGGCCTTTGACACTCGCTCGGCCGCTGCATCGCCTCGCCGCTGGCCCTGGGCTGCGTTGGCGTCCCTGTCAATCGTCCGGTTTGCCTCAAGCCCTCCAACTGCGGCCTTGCGTTTGTCCTCGATTTCCTTTTTCCTAGCCTGGCCCGCGGCGCTGGCTGCGTTGTCTTGATCGATCAAATCTTGGGCCATGGCGGCTTGAGAACCCGGCGCGGCGATCCCAGTGAATTCGGCCATGCCCGCAAGCTCATATTGCAAACCAAACCAAGCCTTCCGAAGCGTTGAACTGACGTCAATGCCTAGCGTCTTGATGCCCGCGAACGCGTTTTCCCAAGCGATCCAAAACGCGTAGGCGGCTTCGATCCCTAACAACGCCATGTTATTGGTAAGCTCGCCCCAACCGGCCTGGAATGCTGCAATGGTAGAATCCCATGCCATGTCGAAAGTTGCGAGAACCAAATCAAACGCGGCCCCAAGCTCTCCATTGCTTACGGCCGTTGCGATGGCGGATAGGTTCTCGATGGCACCGCTCGCGAATGACCGGAACCCACCGACAACCCAATTTAGGAATGATCGGAAGTTACCACCAAGGGAACCTATGGCACTGGCCGCACTCGATGCGATGAAGCTGAAAGCTTGGCCGCCAATACTGGCGAGTGTACCGAAGTTGCGGTAAACAACTCGGGCCGCGGCTCCGGCCGCAAGCAACCCAACGCCGATCTGTAAGGCGAGTGGAACCAATGGAGCAAGCAAACTAACCCCACCGGCGAGAACCGCAACACCGGCCGCGGCCGCAAACCCCGCGGCGGCGATCGGAACAATGGTCCCGATCAAATCCCGGTTTGCTTCGATCCACTGGCCTATCGGGCTGATAATTTTTATCGCTGTTCCGAGTAGCTTTGTGACTTGTGGTGTCAACGCGGCCCCAAGCTTTTTCGATAGGCCCGAGGCCGCCAAGCTTACGGTATCCAGCAAATCCCCAAGCTCGGCCGCGGCGCTCGCATCCTCGGCGCTCATGACTAACCCGAGTTCCTTGGCCTTGGCCGTGAGTTCATCGAAGGAAGCGGCCCCCGCGTTTATCATCGGCAACAACGCAATAGCACCTTTCCCAAACACCTTCATGGCCATGGCGGCTTTGATGGCCGGATCCCCAATCTGGCCGAGGGCCGCGGAAAGCATTCGAAAGCGGCCGAATTGATCGGCCTGGCGTAATGCTCGGAGGCTCAACCCGAGTTTTTGGATAGCCTCGGTCGCATCCTCGGATCCACTCGCGGCCGCAAATAAAAAGTTGCTCATCCCCTTCACCGCAACGCCAACATCCTGAAGCGTGGCATCGTTCATTTGAGCAACGAACTGCAGCGCCGAAAGTTGTTCGGCCGCTATTCCGGTCCGTTGGCTCATATCATCGATTGCGCTCCCGGCATCGGCAAAGCTTTTCGTAAACCCCAGGATTGAAAATCCACTGATGGCCGAAGTAATCGCCTGAAGCCCGCCCTGGATTCCGATTCCGCCCGCTAGAAAGCCCGCGGCCCCAACTGCGGACAATTTGCTGACCGATCCGGCCCACTTGCTGGCGGCCCCAAGGGAACGCTTGAGGCCTGCATAGAATTTGGCGTCTCGGGTCGATAGCTCAACGTATCCGCCCCCCGCTCTGATATCTGCTCGGCTCATCTTAGGTAAACTCCGTGAAGGGCTTCTATCGCTAGGCTGGCTTCGATCTTGGCGGGCTTGGCCGCTTGCTCGCCTGGCATGAACTGCGAAGGGGTAAAACTATGGCCGCCCCAATTGAGCACCGTCCCAAGCCCCGCGCAAACCCTCGCCGCAATCAAGCAATCCGCCTCAAAGCGGCCTAGGGCCATTAGGTCAAGCTGTCGGTAGGTGAAGGGCTTGGGGTCGATTCCGATCCTTCCGGCAAGCTTCCAGATTGTTTCAATCTGGCCCCGGCCGCTTCGATCTGGGCTTTTGTGTGGTCTGCTATCTTCGCGGCCAAATTCGCTATCAACTCCTTCCGGCCGCTTGGGGAAAAAACCTCGATAGCCCTCCATAGCTCGGCCTGGGCCGCCTCGATAGTATCCCCATCAAAGCCCGCGCAAAAGGTTATGAAATCAATGTCCCTAGCCTCGGCCTTGGCGAGCACCCAGCAAACGCCAAGGAAGGCCCGCGGACTCGATAACAACTCGATAACGGCCTCGATGTCGGATAGGTCGATCCCCTCGGCCTCTTGAACTGCGAAAAGCTCCGCGCAAGTGAACGATAGATCCCAAACCCGGCTTTTCTTATCAATGAACATTATGTCGCAACCGTTCCCGTGAAGGGCTTGGGCTCCTGACCGGCAATAAAGTAACCAACGGCCATAGTGAATTTGACCATTTGCCCGTCTGCGAGTTGCTGGCCTAACTCCCAATCGGAAATGTTGAAGTGCGCTCGCATCCCCTTCGATGCAACACCCCCGGCGGCCTCAACCAACGGCCCGTCAAGAATGACACAATCGAGAAACTTCCTCGGCGTAATGGCCGCTAGGAAGAATTCGTTTAGGTCCGCGTTACCCTTTTCGTAAAGGGCTTCGACTTCGATCGGCAAATCCTTGATCGAATTCATTTGCGAACCCCAACCCTTGCCCCGCCTCATCCCGATATCTGCGGTTTGGCTCGTTACTTTAAGGGCCATATTCTTGACGGTATCAATTTCGTCCCAAGTAGGCGTTGCGTATGGCGTGCTCGTTGCTGTATTCAAAAGCAAAACGCCCTCAAAGCCTAATAGAATGTTTCGCGAACTCATTTGAATCGGTATCCTTCCGGCATTCGTGGCAATGCCTTTTGTAGTGCTGGCTTCATGGTCGGCCGTGAATCGTAAAGCGTTCCCCGAAATCGTCCCCCGGCTTCCATGACGCCGAGGATAGGCCCAACAATTGAAGCTCTCGCCCCGATGATGGCCGTATGTTCGTTTCTGACTTCAAAGGCCAAAGCATTCTTTATGCGGCCGGTCTGTGTGCTTGGCGGCTGCCCGGCTGGGCTCGGAGTTTTGCGGCGCTTGATCGAACGCCTGGCGGTAGTTCGAATGAATCCGGCCGCCTGGTAAATGCCCTTAAAGGCCGCTTGTTTTTTGGCCTTATCCAATGGCCGGAAGTTTAATTGCATGGATGCTCGAATCATAACGCGGGCCACTCCATCGCCTCGACCATAACCAGCGTTGACGTAATCCCGTTTTGCTCGAACTCCTCGGGGTCGGTTTGAACTTCAATAGCGCATTTCGTAATTCTCAACGGGCTACAAACCGTTTCGCAATACTCGGCCGCCCGTTCTATAAACTCAACAAACTGATCCGAAGTTGCGAACCTGGCACCATTGCACAAACACCGGAGCACAACGGCCGTTTTGTAGGTCCGTTGAAATACGTTGCGGGCCACTCGCTCCGAGGTCATCCCGGCTTTCATGGCAACACCCATCGGAACGCCAAGTAGCAAATCATCGATGGGCATTTGCGGATTGTCCGCAACTTTCACCCATCCTTCATTGGTCGGCGATACTGCGTTAAAAATTCTGGCAACGCCTTCTTGAATTGTTTGGGCTCTGGATGTCATTTGGTCACGTACACTCTCAAAAGCTTTGCCCTGCGGTCGGAAGCTGTGAAGCAATCCTCCCCTCTGGGTCGAACCGTCCAAACCCCTTCGGCCGAAAATTGATCGCCTGCTTTTGGCTCCCTTGGGAGATCGGCGCGGACCACCATCAAGTCTCGTTTCGTAAACGCAAGCCTGGCACCGTCTACGCGTTTAACCTCTCGATCCTGGCGGCCCCACCATGCGCGACATTGGCCAACGCTCCCCGAAAACGTGTAGCCAATCAATTCGGCGTTGGCCTCGATGATATCCGACATATCGTCAAGGTCATCGTTAGAAACTGCGATCGCTATCGACTGTAGCGTAGCGTTGCCCAACGTATGCGTTACCGTTCCGCTCCCGATCGGATCGTTGTTGACTACGTTGCCCGCGCTGGCAAGTGTAGCGTTGGCCAAGCTCTGCGTTAACGTTCCGCTCGGGCCGTTCGCAACGCTGCCCGCGCTGGCAACCGTAGCGTTGTCCAACGTCCGCGTTAGCGTTCCGCTCGGGCCGGTCGCAATACTGCCCGCGCTGGCAACCGTAGCGTTGTCCAACGTCCGCGTTAGCGTTCCGATCGGGCTGGTCGCAACGCTGCCCGCGCTGGCAACCGTAGCGTTGTCCAACGTCCGCGTTAGCGTTCCGTTCGGGCCGGTCGCAATACTGCCCGCGCTGGCAACCGTAGCGTTGTCCAACGTCCGCGTTAGCGTTCCGCTCGGGCCGCTCGCAATACTGCCCGCGCTGGCAACCGTAGCGTTGTCCAACGTCCGCGTTAGCGTTCCGGTCACTCCTCCAACTGAATCCACTGCGACTAGCGTCGCATTTGCCAAGGTCCGCGCCAGCGTTCCCGTCACGGCGATTGGCGGGCCGAAAAGCATTTCGGATTGAATCGAAGGATACTTGCACACCCCGCAATGGTTGAGATTTTGCACGGTCGAACTTAAACGGCGTAAATGCGGCCTGGTAAGTCCGAGTCCGAGGAGTCTCAAATTTACGTACATTAGGCGTTAGGATCCATGTGCGCGACTTCAATCAAGACGTCTGGAGTGCCAGAACTTGTACTATCCGAACGGCATACCATCACGATGGCCGAGTTGCCGTACAACTCGGGCAAGCCCGTATAGTCTGGCCCGTAGAGCGAGGACAAACCGCCCTGTGTGCGAAAGCTTCCTAGCCTTCGGGCTGCCAACACGGAAACGTTTCCCGTAGCGCTAGCCACGCCGTTGACGTTGTATCCTGTGATTTCTTGAACGCCTGAATCGCCCGCCGCTAGCGGGCAACGGATCCATCGATTGACGGTAATAGCTTGCGTTGATACGTTGCCAGTGTTGCCCGCGGCTCCGCCTTGGTCAAGATAATCAATCGAGCAAGTATGTGCGTGATTGGAAAGCGCGGTACTTGCTTGGATAAACAACTCTACGCGTGACCAATCGCGCGTTGCACCGTCCGCCAAAAACGGAACGCGGCCACTGAAACTAGGTCGGCTTGTTAGGGCGACGGTCGTTGTCCCGGTCGTTGGGATCGTCGTTTGGCCCGCCATGAATAATACGTCATAGAGATCGATTGACATAGCAACGCTGGCGTTTATCGCAACCCTCGACAAATAAAGCTTGTTGGTCCCCAAGGGATTATCAAGCACCGGGTACCCTGTTGCGTCGGTATCGACTGGAACGATACCGTTTGTCGTGTTGCCTGGGCTTAGACTCCCCGCGGCCGGAACGCCTGCGCGGTCGAATAGAGTGAACGGAAGGCCCGCAACGGTCGTAAGAACGTTCGTTTTTGTGAGGGGAAGAACCTGTTTATAGGCCCCGATGAGTTTATCGAGTGTTAGCGGCATCGTTACGCGTTACCGTCTGTCAGGGTAAAAGTAGTAATGGACACGGATTGTCCAGCGGTCAAACTAACCGAAGTGAGCTCCATATCGCCTCCCCCGCTTGTTGCTGTTACGGTCCCCTGCAAAAAGCACGTTGTACCGTCCTTGGTCGCTTGGGAGTTGAACATTCTAAAATGGGCCGCGGTCCCCGTAGCGTCGGCGCTGAGATCCTGCCAACTGCCCGCTATAAGCTTTTGACCGCCTGTCGCTGCGGCCATCCAATCGGCTGGCAAATTTATAGTCGCAAGTACGGATCCTGCATTTGCTGCGGCGCAGTTGGCGGGAACAGCGCCCGAACGAATCTCAAGTGAGCAACTTGTGCCGTTTGTGGTCTCGATCGCATCTAGTCTACCGTTCCGCGTGGCAACGTTGAATTGAATCGGCATTTTAGTTCCCTTTTTTGTTGATGATGGCAATAAGCTCAAGGACCAGGCGAATGATTTCGGCCCAGTTGTATTTGGTTTCGCCTACGCCCGTTTCTGCTTGTTTGCGAAGGAATTTAATCAATTCCTTTTCTTGCTCTGTGAGCTCGAAACAATCGGGCTCTGGCTCTGGCTTGCTGGCGTCGAACCAAATCGGCATTTGCTCCATGGATGATGAGGCTAGCGAGGCGATCACGTTTTCCGTCACTGGACGAACATTTCCAGATTGCACTTCCTGCAGGAAAGGAACCGAACCGAACACGCCTTCCTGGCATGGCTCGCCCATTTCCGTAAGCCCCTCGGGCCGAACATCGGCGAGCAATACGTTTCGGCTAGTTGCAACCTGCCATAGCTTGGAAGTCTTTTGGCCCGCACATCGACCATTGATTGACCATGTGAGAAGGGCGATTTGCTGCCCGGCCGCGTTGTAGATAGCGCTACCACTTTGCCCCCCGATCGCATCCGGCGAACCTGTGACTAAACCATCGCCATAGTTGCGAGGGTCGTTAAAGGGTTTTCGCACTTGCGGCCAAACACATCTTGGGCTGCCAATTGTTTCGAACGGCTGGCCCGCTGGCTCTGTTCGTAGCAAGGGCATATAGCGCTCACTCTTGAGGTTTGGACATAGGGCAATCGCGAAATCAACCATCCTTGTGCTGGAGTATCCAGCGAACACCAAGCGGCCCTGAGTCCGTTTTTGAACTCCGCCCACCACGGCATCGATGTTGACAACCTTTCCGAGTTGCGTTCCCCAAACGTGGGCATTGGACAAAACATAGGCGCCCGTCGCATCGAATCCGCAAATGGTCCCACTCCCGCAACTATTCCCAACCATGCATCGAACGTGCGGGGTATCAGCAACGATGACGTTGGCCTCAACTGGTATACACTTTCCGTCCGCACAATCTTGGCCAAGTGCAACGCCAAGCATAAACAACAAAACAAATGTTGCCCTAACAAGAACCAGCGTTGCCGTGGACAAGTAAGCCCCTACGGCCTGGCCGAATTTAGGATTCACACCGCTGGCCGAGGTCAGAACCAAATCCCCGTCAGGCTCAACAAAAATATCCTGCATGTCTGCAACGTTGGCACCTGGCACAAATGCGCACTCGTAGATGCGGCCGTGGGTCGCATCCAATGAACCCGGCTCGTTGGCTGGCATGTCGCTCGTAGCAACGCCCTTGATTCTGTTTTGCCCCGCTCCTACGTTGAGGACAATGATAGTTCCGGCCGCAACCGATGCGGATGGCGTATGGTCGATTCGATTTCCTTCTTGGAACGATCTACAAAAAGTATTCGGCATGTTTCCTGACTCCTGAAAAATTGTGAATGGAAGAGGCCGCGGGCCGTTCATCGTCGGCCCGCGGCATAACCTAAGCGAACCCCTCTCCGGCTCGCTCAAGCGGTCTCGCTATGCAACATCGATCTTGGCGGCGCCTTGAGTCTCGGCCGCATTGAACCCGAAGTCCCAATAACCGCGCCAACGCATCCCACCCACAACGGAGAAATCCATATCTGCGGATTCAAACGTTGGGCTTGAGGCGCCATTCAGGAATAGCAGAATCAAGAACGGCAAAACGTTTGGATTCCCAACGATATACCAATCCTTTTGGCTGTTCCCTGCAATGTTTGCGTTGTTCAAGTACGGGCTAACCTCAACGTTAAAACGGCCCGCAAGTACGTTTGTGTTTGCTGTGGTCGTCGCGTTGATGGCGGTCATTGTTTGAAGCGCTGGCACCTCCAAGGATGTCGGCACAAACAACGTTTGAGGCTGGGCCATCATCGGCATCCCTTGCGAGTCCCTTTGGTCCCTGAAGAACTGAAGAACCCAAGTGAGGGCGTTCATGTTTGATGGGCTCAAATCCAACGCCGTTAGAACACCGTTGAGGGGGTGACCCGCTGGCGGTAGGCCGATAGTATTCCCGGCAACAAAGCTGGCGAGAAAAACGCGGTGGAATTCTTGCTCAATCGCCAAGGCCGAGGCCCGCCCGAAAATCTCTGGCAACTGCGCAAAGGCGCCCACATCGTCATTAACCATTTGCTCGCGGCTCAATCCCAAGATGCTACCAAAGGTCGCAAGCTTGGCCGAGTATTGCGCATCCAGTAACCGAAGGGATTTCAATTCGCCCTCGGCGTTAACGGTTTGGAACCCACCAACACCGCTTAACCGAATAAAATTCTTGGCCCTAAAATCGCTCGCCGAATCCGTCTTGACCATGCGCTGGTATAGCGTCGGCATGATTTGCATTTGGGCGAGCATTGCTTTATTCAGAGTATTTGCAAAAACTCGCGGTAGGCTAACCGTTGAATTCTGCGATGCCTGAATCAATTCGATTGATTTCGTATAAAGCGGCACTCGTTCATAGAGTGGCGTTTGCCCGGCCGCGGCGATGCTGCGGGCCATAACTCCGTGAAGTGTGATTCCCCGCATCGAATCCGCGGCCGAGTTGATTTCATCCGAGAATTGCTTTTCGGTTTGGGATCCGCAATTGATCGTACGTAGCAAGGCGCATTCAATCGCCGATTCGTTGGTGTTGTAGTTGCGCACCATGTGAACGCCTGGCGCTTGGCCGGTCGGGACGGATGGCAAGTAAGATGGGCCTGCGTAGCTCGCCGCGATCGGCTGGCCAAACTGAGATTGTGTGGCCATGTCCGCGCCGATCTTAACAAAGGAACTTTCCCCGAGTTGCCATTTGGCAAACACCAAGCACGGTCCGTCCACCGTTTGATTGTTTACGTTAACGCTCGATCCGGCTTGAATAAACTGCGGCGGCGCCAATGGGGCCGCGCCAACGCTGGCTTGCCATTGGAAGCCCTGGTTTGCGAGCTCAAGCACTTCACCCGCGGCCGCTGTCTCAAGCATGTGGCCTTCAATCACAAGCCCCTCGGCCTCGATCGCGCATTTGCTAGATTGCCCGGCGAGCGCCTTGCGATCGTGTTCAAGTAGTATCGGCCTGGTGTTGGAAAGCACTGCCCCGGCGAGATTGAGTACAACCGGAAAGTTGTAACCGGGAATACTCATTTTGGCGCCAGTGTAGGCCACTTGCCGAAAGGGCACTTTGCCCGGCTTTCCATCTTGGGCCGCCTCGACTGGGGCAATCCCAAAAGTAACATCACTACAGAGACTGATACGGCCCGCGGCCTTAATCATCTTGTATGGTTTCATCCGCATCCGTTTCGCTCTCATCTTCTGTATCCTCTCCGTTAAGGTTATCCCCCGGCCCGTTCTGCATTCCTATAGCTTGCTCTTCGCGCTCAAGCTCCTCGTTGATATCCTCCCAATCTTCCCCAAGCTTGGCGGCCTCCCGCGTTCTGCTTGTGAGTCTCATGGAAAGCTTTTTTTCGATGGCTGCAAATTGCTTTTCAGGGTTTAAGTGCGGGATGCTATCCCACCCAATAAAGCACCTTTGATATTCCAGGCCTTGCAACATCAAGAAAATAGCAACAAGCCTTTGTACCAAGCGCTCTGCCAGCAAAACTTGGTCGCTAGCAATGGCCCGCTCATAGTCGATGTTGTCTAGCGAACCCGATGCGAAATTAGAATCTTGAGAAGTCCCAAGCGCCTTGTTGAGTGGCATCGGAAAACATCTTGCGGCCTCGCATACGAACATCGCAACCGCATCCCTATGGCTCTGCATGGGATGCTCTGCTTTGACCTGCCCTAGCTCATATCCCTCGGGCAATGTAATGGCCGAACCTGGCACCAAATCGATAGTCTCAAAGGGCTTGCCCGTAGCTTGGGCCGATAGCATCTTGGCTTGCAACACCAAAGAGATTTTCGCCACCGTCTCATAGGAGATAACGCAAGCTTGGTTTGTGCGCCTAATGTTCGCATGCATATCGAGTGAGGGGGCTGGCCGCGGAACCCCCCGGCGCTGATTTGCAAATTGTTGTTTGAACAAATGCGTGAGCACATCGGCCGTGAATCCGTTTCCCCCGTCAACGTAGTAATGAATCGGCACCCCCTGCGAATACTCGATTCCTTCGATCGTTTGTTCGCGCTTCTGTGTTGGCTGGCTCGGCCCTGGTATAGCGTTTGGCCAATAGGGCTGCATTGATGCATCGTTCATCATCAAAGGGCTGACAATGCGTTCCGCCTCGATGATGCGAACGTAGGGGGGCTCCTCGATCGACAAAAGAAAACACTCGCCGTCAATCAAGTAAGTCCTGGCGATCGTTTTCATCAACGAACCGATCGACAATTCCCCGGCCCAATCTTTCCATGCCGCCTGCAATTGTCGGCGCTGGGATCCGAACTCGCGGAACGTAGGATGCGGGCCGGATCCTACCAAATCCCTGGCATACGTTTCTACCATCCCTTCCAAGAGGGAATTGTTTGCCACTTCGTAGCGCGTTCGATTCCGAAGCGTTGCGCGTTGCTCGGGGGTCGGATCCGATACCTGCGGGCCGATCGCCCAATGGCGTTCATTAAGCTTCGTTGTTCTCGCGGAATCGTAGGAAGCGGCCTGGATAGGGGCCATGTTGCCAACTGGTATCCCTGGCGCGTACATTAGGCTCATTGCGGCATGGCCCCGCTATCATTCACCCCGCCAAGCCTGACCTGGCCAAAACGCATGGCGCCGAAGCCCCCGCCCGCGGCCTTTTCGGCCTGGTGCTTTTCCCATGCAATGCGGTCGGGTAAAGAGTGCTGCTCGATCTTTTGCCCGTCAACCTCTCTTATCTTCGGTTTGTCGGCTGGGTCGGTCGGCATGGGATCCCCCGTTGAGAATAAACCGGGGGGAATCGTTGCGGCCGGGGGGGCTCGCTCCTTTTCCCCCCGGTAAAGTTGCATCACTTCGCCCGATTGTATTGGCAACCCATGCGGAAGTGAAGAGGCTAACCCGCTCGGGCTTGGCGTTGCATCTCTGCGAAACTGACCTGGCGCGGTCGATCGCTACTCCATGTCGGCACCGAACACCCTACGAAATTTGCAAGCACTCCCGCACCCACCAAGCAATCCCACCAATGGTTATCAACGCCTGGCGTTTGCTTCCACTCGTTGCGCTTGATCCCACGCGCCCAAACCTCAACATAATGCTCGGCGTGAAAATGCTCATCTAGCAAGCTGTGATTGTCTGCGGCTGGCGAGAATACCGACAATGCCCCACTATCCCCGAGGCTCGTTTGCAAGCGGGAAAGCAAAGTATCCTTCCAAGCGTTGTTGTCAAATAGGATCCGAGTCCGCGGCCCCTCAATGATGCGCTTCCAGTAGTACCCCCGTTGCTCGCCTTGTTTGGGTCGGCCGCCATTCAGAGGGGCCGAGGATGCGCCATAAAATCGGCCGTGCATTGCGTGCACGTTGTTTGCGGCCTGCTCGTATGCGATCTTGTAAACTGCGTCGGTACTCAAACCCCAGTTTGCATCGATGCCGATGGCATCGAACTTTGCTTTTGATCGCAACATTCCGATCGTATTCAATAGCGCTTCACTCATGCGGCCCTCAAGCCCCGCGCCTTCCTTGTCGCTCAAGAGATCTGACAATTCGGAAAGCCTGGCAAGCCCGATTCTCTGCTCTGGGTAAATGCCATAGTTTACGATTGCCCCGGTAAAATCCTGGGCCCATGAAGTACACAAATAGAAAAGCGCCTCGCCCTGAACGTCAATAAAGGCCGTGGATTTAATCGCCCAAGCGGGAATCTCCCATTGGGTAAACGCGCCTTGTCTGGCCGCCATGAAGAAATCGAGTTGCTTCGTTTCAACATCGGGCTGGGGGTCGTTATTGTATTCCGCCAAAAATGCCTTGATTCCCAGCGTTAACCGCAAATTCCAACAATGTTGGATTGCGTCAAGCTCGCCCTCGTCGAAGCGCTCGGGCCAATTGACAATGGCCCCTTCCTGCATTTCGGCCCGATACTCTCGATAGTAGGCTGTGGCATCCTCGATCCCTCGGCCTTCCTGCATTCCCACTTTCCAAAGCTCGGCGTACGTTTCCCATCGTTTCGATGTCGGCCAAGCTTCAATTAGCTTGGTCCGTTGGCCCTGCCATTGCGGATATTTTTGAACGTCTAGAATTTGGTCGATGCAATCGCCTGGCTCAATAACCGTGCATGGCATAACCGCGGCGATGGGCTTTCCTGTCGGCCCCTTCAATCCGAGGATAGCTTTTGAAAGCACCTTCAACCGGCTAGCGTTTTGGGTAATGCTCTTGGCGCTTTCATCCGTCTGGGGATCGTCAACGAGAATGAGGCCCGGCCGCAACGTCGATCCGTCCGCAAGCTTAACCCGCATCCCTCGAATCCGGCCCGTAATGCCTGCGGTCTTAACAACTCCCCCGCTCGATTGACTCCCTTCAATCGTCGGCAACTTTATAATCCGGCCCGTCCACTTGATGCGCGTCCGCTCTCCGTTCTGAAGCTGCCCGGCCGATCGATTCACAATTCCATCCAAGCATTCAATCGGGTAGCAAACCTCGGGGAAGTCCTCATAGAGTAGCTCATTGCTTTCAATCTCAACCCGCATCGATTCCGCGATTTCTTCGGCGTGGTCGCTCTCGGCCCCAACGATAACCACGAACCTGATATGGCCGTAAAGAATAGCCCACATGGCGGCGGCTTCGGCTAGTGTTGTCTTGCCAGATCCCCGAGGCATGGCGAGCGCGAACAACCCGCCTTTGAGTATGGCCCGCTCAAGTTTTGCCAAGGCGAGCAAATGGGCCTTGCTCCATGCTAGCGAAAACTGTTCCTTCAAATACGTTTCGCAAAACAATCGTAAGTTGAACTCGCAACCTTGGCGGCGGGCGACATCGATGATAGGCGGAAGGTCGCCAATGTCTCGGCCTTCCTGGCTTTTCTTTCTAGAACGCTTGGCTTCGCGTTGCTTGTGCTCGGCGTAGCGCTGGGTATCTGCGGCGGCTGGCATGATGGGAGCATTCTACGGGCCGCCTGGCGAAATCACAGCGCCCAACAAAGTGTGCCCCGTTCCTCGACTCGTCCCGCGGGTATCGATAGCGCCAAACCCTGGGAAGAACCTATGCTAAACACTCCTCTATTTCGTTCTCGAATGGCACTCGACCTAGCCTATCTCGTAGCGCCATGAACACCCTATGGCGTTTCTGTTCTCGACTCTCAGCACGGATCGGCTTGGGCTTGGCGATCGTTACGGCCTTGGGGGTAGGGTAGCAAACCTGATTGAAGATCACACCGGGGCTTGAACCCTTGAGGCTTTCGATCTGGGCGAGAACATCGGCAGGCAAGCGGCCCCGCTCTTGGGCCTTGGCGGCTGCTTTGGCTGCTTGGCCTACGCCAACATTTTCAAGAGCAACAACAACAACCTCCCACTCGTCTGTTGTTGTTGTTTTCTTATCTTCTTTATCTTCTTTATTGTCTGCCACCATGGCAGAAGGTGTGGCAGAAGGTGTGGCAGAAGGTGTGGCAGAAGGTGGGCAAATAAAAGGAAGCTCGGAATAGAAAACAACGTACCGATTAAGCGGCAATTGTCCGCGCTCTCTAGCGTGCTTTTCAACCGTCATATAGCCCGCCATGGTGAGGGCCTTGATCAGTCTCGCAATGTTCCTTTCGCTGATCCCAGTGCGCTCGCTCAAGTTGTAAACGCTCAAATAGCACGAATCGTATTTCGTAAACTCAAACATAAGCACCTTGGCCTCGGATGAATTCACGGGGATAGTCCGTTTGCCTTCCGTCACAAACAACCCTTTGAAACTGCATGCATCAACGGCCCTGCGTCGGCCGGAAAAGTCTAGCTCAAGTTGCTTGGCTGCCATCCTTGGCCCCCATTGCGTCAACTAGGTCTATAGCTTCCTCAAGCGTTGTTCGACTGAACAACCTTTCTGCTTGCAATCGCACGTTTTTCGACCGCAACAACTTTTCGAACTTGTACGGCATGGCGGGAACGAAGTAACCCGCCTTGATCACTCGCCAATACAATGCGGCCCTCGCCCACTCAAGGCCAGTAAGCTCGTGCTCTTTATCGTTGGTAAGGCTAATGATACTGCCTAACTGATGTTCCGCGGCCTTCTCAATGTGACTCTGCTCTGGTAGTAAGCTCATGCGTACTGCTCCTCCACCTTGAGTTTCTCGATCGTCTCTTTGACGGCCGAAATCTCGGAACCGTAATAGCCTGGCTCCTCATGCGTCGCTAATCGCTGCAAACTCTTGAGAAGCTCGCGGGCCTTTGCTTGTGCGATCAGTAGATTGAGTTTTCGCGTGTTGCTTGAAGTTGTTGCCATGTTAATTCCCCTCGCTCACAATATGTACTCGGGCCTCTGCAAGCTCTACCAACAACGCATGGCAAATGCTCGTAGCTGGGGCGGCTTTGACCAAGCCCTCCAATTGATCGGCCTCTGATAGCCTAGAAAACAACCAAAGCAACAAAGCACCCACGGCCGGTCCGAGGGGCACTTCGTTGGCTCTGAACACCTTGTCAACCATCATGGCGCCCGGTGTGAATTCAATATCAATAACGGTCTGACCTAACAGACTAACTCCGTCAACTTGTTTGTTCATCATCCTACAATCCTTAATCCTGGTAAAGCAACGGGCGGTAGGATGTCGCAAGCCCTCGGTAGGTCAAGCTTGCTCTTATCCAGATAACGCCTTGTGACTGATAATGAAGAATGGCCTAGCATGCTCTGAGCAACGCTTTCACCCTTGACGCTCGCAACATTCGTGGCGAACGTTTTTCTAAACTTATGCCATAGCACTCGGGGCTCCGTTTCCACTTGCGAGTCGGCGAGAATGGCCTTTAATCGTCGATTGAGGCCCCGCCAATGGGCTTTAGGCGCTCGGTCGAATGGAAAGCAACCGAAAACCGTTTCCGATTCTTGCGACATTGCATCAAGCAACCCGCGAAGCTGTGAAGATAAATGGCATCTCGTATCCGCTCGATCCTTAGCGGCCTCGGCCCTGAATAACAAGATGCCTCGATGCGGGTCGTAGTCACTCCATTTCACGGCCATGATGGCCGAGATCCTACAACCCGTTTCGTATGCTGTGAGAATTATAGCGGGCCAGAAAACGCCCGCACTTGTCGCACCGTAGTTGCCAGTTTGGCGTAAGGCGCTCTGGAGTATTCTAGAAAGTTCATCTCCCGAATAACTGATCGGCTCGCGATCGTAGACTGGCCACCTCTCGAAGTCTGGCACCGATGCAACCGCAATGGACATTTGGGACGACTTGCGAAAAGCGTAGGCCCAAAGCGCCCTGATTGCTGTCTGGTGCTTCTGCACCGTTGCATAGCTTCGGCCTGCCAATAGTTGCGAGCGACAACTAGAAAGAACCAACGCTTCGCTAAGGCCTGACAACGCCACCGGCTCGCCATGGTGGCGATCCAATTTCGAAATTTCGTCACGATAAAACTCCCTTGTTCTCGGCGATTGAACGCGGGGCCTGTTGATATACAAAGCGGCAAAGAAATCACGTAGCAACATCTCGGAAAGCCCATAGGCGGCCCTCAAATCCGTTGACGTTTCCGCCTTCATAGATCCCCCGCAACCCATCCAAGTAGTGGATTTGAGGGAAGGCCGAAGCAACTCGGCTAGAAGCTACCCTCGCGGGTAAGTGTATCGACTTCGGTACGCTACTTCAATAGTTGAATGGTGACTTTTCGTCCCAGCGCGTTTGCGATTTTAGAAAGCGTTTCGATCGACGGGTATTCTTGAAAGGACTGATTACGAATCCGCGATACTTTCGCTCTTGGAACGCCTGCCCTCTGAGCAATAGCGGAAATGTTATCGCCCGAGGCGCATGCGTTTTCTATTAAGCTTGTAATTTGCTCAAGAATCTCGTCCGTTTCATTTGTTGCCATTACTGCCATGCCTCGAACTATAACACGAGAAGGC